CAGCTGGCGCAGCGGCTAGTGCTACCAGTCCGGAACCAGTCGTATAAGCTCCGCCAAAGACGGTTCCCGTAAGGTCGAGCGTGTTGGCATCGATGACTGTCGCCGCGTAGTTACCTCGGACCACAGCGCCGCTGTTGGTGACCCCAGTGAGATACTCGACCCAAATAGTCGGGGTCCCGGTGTAGCCGTGTGCGGCTGAAGTAAGCCGGATGACGTTCCCTGGCCCAGCGACTGCGTTGGTTACTGCCCTGAATCCTTGATGATTCATGGACCGAATGCGAAGCTTGTAAATCGCCGTGGGATCGGGGATTTGCTGATGGCGAACGTAAGAATTGCTGCGACCCGTCGTGGCATCGAGCGTTCGCGAGTGGAAATAGCATTCGTCCGAAAACGGTTCGAGTTCGATGATCGAATAACTGGCGGTGGTCACAATGGCTGAGGCGGCAGAAGCCAGGGGCGCAAGTCCACCGTTCTGCACGTAATACAGCATATTCGTCACAGTGGCATTAGCTGCGCCACCAATGTCAACGAACATGCTGTGCTTGCCGTCCGGAATTCCCGTGATTGGATCGACCGAGACGGCTTCGATGATGTGGTGGTTGTTCGCTTGTCGCGTGGCTCCGCTGGTCAGAGCGACCATTGCCCGGAATGGAATCGTGAAGGTCTCTTTCGAGAGAAGCTCAGCAAATCCGCCCGCCGTTGTACCGGAAGCGATGGTCAGAACCCCAGCCGAGACGGTAGCTGTCGTCCCGCCACTGTTCACAATGTCCCACTGATCCGCCAGAGGGCGTGTCCAGGAGTCGCGAAACTTTTTCTGGATTGACTTTACCTTGAGCATGTCATCGGCAGAGTCAAACCCGGGCAGTTCGTTAGAGACGCCCTTATCGCTGGTGAACCTGAGCCGGTAAGGGCCAACATCAACTGTCGTCATTTCGCTTGGGCTCCTTACCTGTACTTCCGATAGGTGAGTGTGATCACGCTGGTGAACTGCCGAAACTCCTGCAAATGCTCGAGTGCATAGACCGGAGCATTGGCCACCTCCATGCACCGCACATCGGGTAGCGTGGACAGTGGATTGAGCCGTAGGTGATCGGCGATCTCTTCGACCAGTTCCATCAGCTCATCCAGATTGGCGAGCGTTGGATCGGTCTTCTTCTGCACGGCCACATCAATTTCGAAATCGAAACTGTCGCGACTGCGATCGAGTGTTTTGCTGGTCAGCGATCGGGGCACGACGCTCACTCGCAATGTCGACATCGCCGACAGCTCAAACGTTGGTTCGTAATGCCGAACCGCCGTGAGCGGCTCGCTGAATGACGTGGCATTCAGTTCCGCTGTCACTGCATCTGCGATGGCAATGATGCTGGCCGGCATTAAACGACTCCTACAAACTTGGTGTGAATCCGAAGCAGCTTTCCGAACGGATCACTGAACCGCCAAGGTGGCTCGCCACCGAAAGCCATCACTTCGTAAATCGAGGTGACTGCTCCAGTTGTGTCCAAAACACGATCTCCCCGCTCTGGCACGATCTGCACCGCGCTGAGCACCAAATCGGCTGCTTGAATCAGGAAATCCCGGTCGGTCCATTCCATGCGGACTCCGCCGTAGCCGTCATCGAGTTTCAGCAGCGTTCGTCCGATCGTTGCCTGCACGCTCACCTGAGCCGCACCCCGCTGGTAGACCACTTGACGCGATGCGTGCTGTTTGAGCTGGTCCGCGAGCCAGGCTTGTCCGTCTTGAAGCAAGTCCGCCATTACGCACCTGCCACTATGTGTTGATGTTGGGGGGTGTCTTGGCGTTTTGTTCCATCAGCTTGAGCAGCTGCTTGTACTGATCTAGTAGCTGCTGGAACTGGTCCTCGGTCAGCAGTGTGTCGCCACGACCTTTGCGGAACTGACGAATGGCCTGCAGCAAAAGTGGAATGCCATATTGAAGTCCAAGCAGCAGGAGCACACTGGACGCTGCACTGGTCGCGATGACTGTGCTTGTGGTCCAAATTTGTCCATTTGGAGGACTCGGTTCTGGTCGTGGCAGCTGTGGCTCGCGTGGCGTTGGCTTCGGAGCTGGGCGATCGACAATCGAGTCAATCAAATCGTCCTGTACCTGAGCGTGGGCCAGCAGGTTCAGAGGCACGCGAATCGGATCACCGCTGGTAGTGGATGGAACCTGAAAAACGTCGCTTGTATCCGAATCTTGGCAACTCACCTCCCGCACTCCCGCTGGCAGGCCTTCGAGAGTCGCTGGAAGTTTGCCCCGCATCGCGCTGAGCAGGAAGGGAGTCGATTGCCCCAGTCCCTCACCGCCGCCTGCCCAGGTCAGCAGGCCCACAACGCGCGGGCCATCATCCGTATAGTCGATTAGGCTCGAGCCACTACGGCCGCCGATGGCTTCGGGTTTCCAGGAGAGAATCTGACCTTCCTTACGATTGAGTCGCAGCACCTGAAGGCTCGGCCATTCGCAGCGAGGGCAGCCATACGTGGTCACGCCCGACTGGACATTGGGAAATCGATCGGCCAAAGGAATGGGAGCAACGTTCTTCGCGAACTCAGCACTGCATTTCAGTAGCGCAAAGTCCACGCTGGTTCCGCGACCGTATCCCGAGGCAATGATCGTTCCGGTGCCGCGTTCGCTGCTCCCGTCCGCATTCCACCTTTCGACGTTGACCACTCGACCCCGGGTTGTTCCCGCGACGTGGGCATTGGTAAGCACGATAGCGTTGCCAGCCGAGTCGCGGCCGACCACTGTGCCGCTACCGCAAACACCGCTGACAGTGACCCGGACCGTGGCCCGAATCACTTGCTCGAAGCGGTCGCCAGCTTGGGCCTCGCGAGTTTCCTCGAGCTGATGATCCTCGACATGGATCTCCTCTCGCAGAGGGTCGAGGTAAATATTGACAGCCGCTGCGATGTCCTGCCGGAGCGGACCACGAACAATTCGAGATTCCTGAATCGATGTGCAACTGCCATCGACGCAGATCGGCTGCTGTGCCAAACCTGCCGTGGCTGTTGCCATCGCAATAAGTAGTGTCAACGTCGCCATCTTCCAGTTCATGCCATCTCCTCTTATCTGTCTCATGTTGCGGGTGTTTGCTGATGCGGATTGAGCTCAGCCGGATTACTGGCTGAGCCGAATTCGGACAGTGGTGTCTGCGGAGGCCGCAGCGCGAACCACTTTGCCGATCGACTTGTTTCCTGCGGAGGTTGTCGTTACGACGTTGTTGGTGTCGTCCCAGTACAGGATGGTCCCGACCGTGTAGGCGACACCGGTGTTCTTGGTGAAGTCGAAAACACCATCGACGGCCAGTGAGCCAAGCTCTCCGGCGGCGATCGGGCGGAGCGTGACTCCGACCAGGTCTCCTTGCACGACCACATCACCGGATGCCAAAGCACCGACGGGGGTGTGATCGATGTACTTGCCTTCTTGAATGAACGTTGCCTGCGGCATGATTGATTCCTCTTGCGGATTAACTTCGTCGCCGCCACCTTCCGGCAGCGGATCTGGTTCAATGGGGTCGTCCGGCATTGCTGCCTCCGATTACGCTTCACCCTTGCTCTTGATGGCTCCTCGTGGATCCTGAAGTGCTACACCGAAGTCGTGATAACCACGCATCTGGACACCGAGCACGTTGAAGTCGGCATCGGCCGTCTCGATCGTCGGTGCTTCTTGACCGTTGAGGAACGCAACTTCGATGGTCGGCAGGTCGTTTGGCTCTGCGAGGAGGTACCAAGCCTTGGACGAGTTGCCGGTGTAGCTGGTGTTGGCCAGATACCGGCTGACCTCAACGCGGAACTTCCCTTGGTGCGGGTTGGCGACCGGGAACTTTGTGCTCGACGTGGTGTCGCGCAGTTCCATCGACTTGAAGAGCTGAGAGCCGATGGCAGAGAGTGCCGTGGGGACCAGCATGATGGCCGGCATCACGCCGATCGGCTTACCATCGCTGTCGGTCAGATCCATGAATCCGACTTCAGCCTTGGTCAGACCGTCAATCGTAAGTGCCGTATCCACGCCGGTCAGGAAGTTCTTGTTGCCCGCCGTGAAGAACGAGGCGTTGTTCATAAACGTCGACCAGAAGACATCGTTGATCTTCAGGCCACTGCCACGACCAAGCTTGCGAGGCACCGTGGTGATGGCACCCAGGTCATCATTGATGATGTCCCGGCGGTCGATCGAGAGCATCAAACCGTAGGTGTCAGCCCTGTTGGTGTAACTCTCATTGCCGAGCGTGCCTTGCTTCAGCTCTCCACCGGGAGCGACCAGTTCGTATTGGTCTTTGCCCACCAGCCGGTAGCTGGTCACGGTCTTGAAGTCCGAGACGTTGCGGACCGCACAGATGTTGCGCCAGGTGCGCTCCACACTGAAGAAACCCTCGAGCAGGAACTTATTGGCGACGTTCGAAAGAACGCCACCGATGTCGATGTTCGAAAAGGCTGCTTCAACCGTATGCCCGAAGGCGTACCGCAGCACGCTGCGGCTGTCGCGGAAGTTTCGCCCCGTGTAGCCATTGGCCCAAGCGGCTTCGAGCAACAGTTCCTGCAGTCCAATGCCGCCTCGGAATCGGCGCTCGGCCAGTTCGATGGCTTGATGGTTAGGTTCGCGGTCCAGATCACTGAGCCCGGCCGACAGGCAGCAAGCTGCCTCAAGCACTTCCGCCGTCACCGTGTTATCAGCAACGTGGACAGCGGCCACTGCGGGACGCTGATTGCGGAGCATCTCTAGTTCAGTTCGCTGTGCGCTCCAGCCTTCGCGAATCGCTCGCGACTCGATGGCCGGCAGTCGTCCAGCACAGATTCGACGAATCTCAGCAATCCGATCTGTCTCGGCTGCCTGCTGGGCCCGGATGGCATCGACGCCTGAACTCGGTGCAGGCGCAGGCGGAGCCGGTGGCTCGACTGGTGGCTGGGGACCGGAACTGGTACTGGTATCGTCCTGCGGGGTGATGGTTGGTTCATCCACGATTGGTTCTCCTGTTGGGTACTGGGCATTGGCCGCCACGCTCGCGCTGGTCGCTCCATCGGCCCCGAGGTCTACGAAACTGATCTCGCCAAGCGAGGCTCGGCGAACCACGTTGAGCGGTCCGCTGTATTGCCGGCCATTGACCATGACCTTCTGGCTTTCCTTGACGAACTCGAACTCTTCCACGCCGGCTCCCACGGACGCTTGCCAGGGGAATCCGTTTCTGGAACTGGCGACCACTTCTCGGGCTGCGGGCGTGTCGCGTGAGACGACTCCGCTGGCGACGAGTTGTCCGTCCTCGACGCGAATCGCATCGGTGTGACCAACGCCAGACAGCGGATCATGCCCAAAGCGGATCGGGCGAGCCTGCGAAGGAATCGCCAGACCAGCCAGATCGATGATCACTGGATGCCGCCAGCCTCCGACCCGCATCGGACCGCCGGTGTAGGCGACCATGCGAAAGCGAGGCAGCGAGGTTGCGCT